TTGATGATCCACTAAACCGTATTATATCAGTTGATCCTGAAACTGCAAAAGCAACACTTCCTAAATTTGGATAAATATTTTTTTGATATTGAAAAACTAAATCAGCATCTACTGTATGCATTCGTTGAGAATCACATTGTGCAACAACCACATTATTTGAATCATCCCAAGAATTAATCACAATAGCAGGAAACCTTGCTCTTGGTGCATATTTGCTGAAATTACTAGGTATTGTTCCTATGTCACTTTTTTCAGAAAAATCTCCATACTGCATGGGAATTGGTTTATTTAAATTTTCTTCAGGAGCATCTGATGATGTAACCACACTTGTTGGTAGATCCTTGTGAATTGTTCCACTTTTATCAAGCAATTGAAGAACAACTTCATTTCTATTATAAGTAAAATCTCCTGCAATGACTCCCTCTGCTAAAAGATTACTGGAAGTATCCCAGGGTCTTACCTCTTGTTTACATTGAAACAATTCCCACTTTCTATTTGCAAAGTTCTGAGAAGAAAGCAAATCAGAAAATCTACCTCCATTTATAGAGTTAGGAACATTTGCAATTTTTAAAGTCATAGTGCTGATTGATGAGGTATAATCAAAATAATCTATATTTTGAATAAACTGTCCAAAATCAGTTATTAATCCATAATAAAAATCATCACCATCATCTCGATTTGCATCGGATAACCCATAAAATAAACTTGAAGATCCTGCATTATAATAAAGTTTTACAACCCAAAATGTGTTGGTGTTTCTTGCATACAATCCATTGGTTAATCCTGAACTAAAACTTAACATTATCCGATTGCTCTTGCATTATTGATTGCAGGTAATAATGTGTTTTTCACATAAGATTGTGAAACTAATCCACCATTAATATTGATCGTTTGATTTACTTTCGATGTTTGACCAGTAAATCCCTTTAAAAGAAATGCTCCGAATCCTCCTCCAGTTGCTGTTTCGATTGCCATTCCTGCACCACTTGCAGGATTTAAAATACTTCCTGCTAATCTTAACATTCCAAAAATTGCAGTCTTAGATGCAATCTCAACTGCTAAACTTGTAACTGCTGAAGACAAAATTTTCTCCATATTTTGACCCTCAATA